TCGTTCTTCCCTCTCGATGTAGCTAATAGCGATAGATTCCTAGTCCAACTCTGGAAAACTGCCTCCCCCACCATCTCGGACCCCGTAATAGATTTAATGGCAAACGAGAACTGGGCAGGGAATCCCATATTCAAAGAGCCCTACCCTGGGTCTATGGCAGAGCCTCCAGCTTATAGAGCTTGGTCAAGCACAAGCGCCCCATCTCAGTTTATCTCAGACTGGATGAACAGGTTAAGCGCAGGGGCCGTCCATGCGTTGCCCGGTGGTGAGAAACCAAGGCTCGGGACGAAATACGAAAAAGGGTTTATGGGGGTAGAGCCTACCATCATTGATTATTTCTATGATATGGCTACTGGATCAATGGGTCGCTTTATAAAGAACTCAGCTAATATTGGTTGGGATTTGGCAACGAAGGGAAAGGTTGTTCCAAGGCACAGAGAAACGGAAGAGGTTGCGTGGTATAGGGTTCCTATACTAAGACGGTTTGTTTCAGACTCCGCTCTTTCAGACAAGTGGGATATTAACGATAAGTACAACATTTATAAGGAAGAGATAGGCGAGGCTAAATATTTTGCTAAAGGAATGCTTGCCGATTTTGGAACCCAGAGCGACGAATGGAAAGAGTTCCGGAAAAGCTCCTTTTACAAACTTATCACCCTTGATAATTATAGAAGCAAAACAGAGGGAGCCATAACGAAGCTTTATAAACGAAGGGCAGCTATTCGCAGGAACAGAATCATTCGAGAGGATATAAAAGAAGAACAAATCATAGCCATTGAAAACAGGATAAGGGATTTAAAGAGACGTTTTATTTCGGTGTTTGAGGATAAGCTGGAGAGAGGGATAAGGCTTAAGTCCCTAAGGAAAGCGGCGTGAAAAATCCTCGACTGGTAACAGTCGAATGGAGAGATATTTTAGGGACGGCTGGCTGGGAGAAACCAGATGATGTTAATCCTCCTCGTATATGGACTACAGGATACCTCATCCACAAGGATAAAGACATTCTCAAGGTGGCTCATACACGAGACGAGAAAGGGAATTGGTCTGGCGTAACGGCTTTCCCGGCTGGGTGCGTGATAAAAATAAAGAAGGCTTCATGAGTATTCTCTCATTAGTCTCCTCTGGGTAACAGTTCTCACTCCGTCATAATAGCCTTCCCCATCTAAATCCTCTAGCATCACGAGCCCCCTCCACCATTGGTGTTCAGTGTCCCTGCACCAGCTTTCAGAGTACTCGGGATGAGAGAAACACCCGGCTGACAATCCAAATATCTTTTGACCATCAGGGCGAGTATGTTCTGCATGGTTATACAAATGAGAATGCCCTTGGACGGCAGAGCAGTGAAGCTTAGTGATGAGTGTATGCCCTATATGGAGACTAGAGATGGGCCTACCAGAGACTCCAGTGGTGAAATAGTGGGAGAAAGTGATTCCCTCTATCGTAATACACTGCTTGAAGGGTACAACTTCCCACCCGAACCCTTCATACTGGAGGTCTTCTATCCCCACTGTTCCATCCAACTCTGCTTGGGAGTTGATGGCTCTAGTAATCCTATCCTCATGATTGCCTAGACACATCACAAGCCTTGGCCTATACTGCTTCTTGCCGTTCTTTCTTTTTCTTGCGTTGTATCTGTTCATCTCGGCAAACAGGAATTCCTGAGCAACGATAGATGATTCAACGTCCTTTTTGTAACGTCTCCCCTCGAACCCTTTTGTTCCTCTGTCATAAGAGGACAGGGACGGCAGATCAGCCCAGTCACCCAGACATACCACATAATCTGGAAGCTCGTCCATGAGAAACCGACCTGCCGCCCTGAACCTTTCATTATTGTAATCCGGATGAGCATGCGGATCGGGGATGATCATTAGTTTCATGTATCTGAATGCCTCAGCGCCCACAACTCCCCTCTAGTTAGCCACGGAACTCGCGGCTCTTCCGGCTCATCATCATAGTCACCAGGGTCTTCCCTTATGTCTGTGTCTCCACAGTCTTCACAGAATTCAGGCTCGGACCCATACATGATGTATCCACATTCCTCACATATCCATCTGCTTTCTTCGGGCATAATTAAATCTCACATTTGTCACCAGTGCAAGCTAGTTCTTGGCTACCGATGGTATTGTCGTCATATTCCACTACCGATTCCCAATTAATGGGGTTCATTTTTGGAAACATTGAATATTCTTCTTTGGTTATTTCCTCATAAGGGGCTACCTCATAGCTGTGACTGTCATCTGCTCTGGGGAGAAAGCTTACACCACTAAGTATATCAAAGTTCCTATAGCACCAAGCCCCCACATCCATCCATTCTGTTTCCCCTATATAGACAGTGACGCTTGGTTTATGCTCACACCAGTGGAGAGCGAACTTTTTCCATATCTCCAGATGTTGTATCGCGGTTACCTCATGCCTAGTCCTTGACCTCGCAGGAGCCTTCATGGGGAATGAAAAAACTATAGCCTCGCTGTTATACGGATCATCCTCAACAGGCACACCAGCATCAATCAGGGCTTGATTAAGGGGGTCTTTACGGTCTTGTCTAACCCTCCTGATATAGAACTTTGAATACGAGGGATGAAGGCCCGAGCCAGATACCCCAGTCAGCTGAGACACTGTTCCAGATGGTTTGATGCAGGTGATGGCTGCGGATGGATTAATGTCTAACTTCCTGGCCCACTTCTCGTTGACATTTATAGCAGAAGTTTTCCACTCTTCCAGCTGGGCTGGTGTTGCATTTAGAACCGTTGGGCAGTCAAATACCCCTGTGAAGCTGACACCTAACAGCCTCTCTTCCTCTGCATTCTTCTTCCATATCGGCCTGACATACCTGAAGTCGGTCAGGGTGGATTGTATGGTCCCGATAATTGTAGCAAGTTTTATCTTTCGGGTCACATCGTCTATTGTATCGCTCGGCGAGAGTACGCACTCAGAGAGGTTACAGCAACCGGCACTGCGAAGCACTATTTCGCTGCAAGGATTACACCCGAACTCATAGTCTTTATCCCTTCTCTCAGGCATCATTCTCTTTGATGCTTCCCTGTTGAATATCCCCCTTTCTCCGCTGTGGGAATCATGGAGAGCAAGAATCTCACGCATGTAGGTTCCCATCTCTGGCTTCTCTGTGTAACACACACTGTTATTAGCGAGGGCCCTCTGGGGGTTCTCTAACCACCACTGACCTGTCTTTGCGTGTCTCATACGCTCGTCAGTCAGGTTGCTCAGGCTGATCTCCGCTGCCCTTCTAACCCCACCCACGACGACGCTTTCCCCATTCCAGCACATGAGGTCATGGCATTCCAAACTGTTTAAACGCCTCCCCTTTGCGTTCTGGAATGTACGGGTGTAATTATTGAACAGCCTCTCCAGAGGATCGGGTCCAGATGCTCTTCCTCCAAAGGTCTTGAGACGAGCCCCGGCTGGTCTGATTCTACTGTAATCTACATTGGGTACAGCCCCTTGATACAGGAGGCTTACGAGTTCTCGTAGGGATTTTGCCCAACCTATCTTGCTGTCTGCGACAACAATGGTTGTATCTGTTTCGTGAAACTCGTCAGACACCTCTGGTAATTTGTTAATAAACTGACGTTCTACACTGAACCCAATCCCTGTTCCACAAAGGAGAACATACAGGGATTCATCGAACGCTCTAACATGATCAACCGCTAAATAAGCGCAGTTGTATCCAGCCATATTATCTCTGGTCAGGGCCCCAGCCCCGGGATCAGGGTCAGCGGTCATGAACGCCCTCATAGAGGGCATCACTTCCATGTCAAGGATAGCCTGTTTAGCTTCCTTAGGAAAGTCGCCAGCGGTATAGCCAGCTAATATCCACTCCATGTAGTTTGTGTAACGATTAACTGTTTCGTCCCAATTCTCCCGGCGTCCTTCCGCGTCCAGATACTTACCATATCTGCTTTTGTGTATGAACTTTTGATATTCGGTGATCATTTTACTTTCTCCCATTTGTCATGAGGATACCACTTCCAGTCTCCATTGGAATCAATGCACCAGTGTCCTTGTATGGAGTCATACTGAACTAGCCCTAACGCCTTTACCCGCCCTGTTTCCTTTTCCCTTAACCGGATTTTTTTACGCTTTGGTTCCATTTTTCCCTCAGCTTATGATCGTTCGCCCAGTCGGAGAATTCGTGGAGGGACATCCCGGAATGTTCCCGGAACCATTCCCCCCACGTCATCCCCCTCGTTGGTGTAGGCTTGTGCCTTTTAGCCCATACTTTTTTGGCTAAACAATAAACACGTTCCACCTGCTCGTCATCGTCCTGCCAAGTATAGACCGCTTTAGAATGGGAGCGAGTCATCCTCTTCTTCTGAAGCTGAAGCTGAAGCGCCACCATTTTGTCGAGAGCCCATTTGCATCATACCAGCAATTATACTGGTCCCGTGACGCTCATTGCCTTCTTTGTCAGTGTACTTGCTATATGCTATGCGCCCCTCAACGTGCTGACCTTTGGTAACGTACTCGTTCACAGTGTCAGCTAGTTTACCAAAAAAGGTGATCTTATGCCAGTCAACTTTTTCGTTGTCGCCATAGCCACTGTTGGTAGCAAGAGAGACGTTACAAACTGTATCCCCCTTGCTTGTTTCTCTAACGATGGGGTCAGCCCCAACTCTTCCAACTAAAATTGCTTTGTTTACGTTCATATAAACCTCACGTTGTTTGCCATTCAGGGTTATACTTCTTGGTACATTTCCACAAAGATAGAGCACTGTTGAACATTTCCCTGAAGCGGGGAATATCCTCGTGCTCCCATTCAAGAACACGATGGCCTTCGCCAACGTCTATGAATAAGTTAAGCAGCCGTCTAGGCTTTGTTAATCCGTTAACAAGCATTCCTTGATCATACGCAGCCAATTGGACCCCGTGATCGTCATACACCATTTTCTTAACATTAGGATTGTCTGGGAATTCTTTTGTCTTGAAGTCCACTATCCATTCATCATTGGAGAGGTCAGTCCTCCCCCCGTATCCGAGCGGATGCGAAAAGGATTTTTCAACCTCCCATTCTTGGGGGCCACAAATTTCGTCCAGCTTTGCATGAACATTCTGGCATAATCCCTTATATTGGTCCACAACATCAACTCCTTTGAAGTGAAGTTCCAGATGATCATGGATGACAGTCCCCCTGCTCATAGTTTCCTGCTGTTTTTTGTTGAACTCACTCCGGGCTAGCTTCTCAACATCCTCAAAAGATAAGATGCCAGTTGAGTCTGCCCTTAACTTGACTTGCTCGTGAAAGGCTTTCATTAGTTCCGTTTGAATCCATTTGTTCAGCATGTGCCGGGATACTACGTCACCCCATACAGTGGACACAGAAGGAACCCATCCGTGCTTTCTAGCGTCCCTCAGAGTTGAGGGTCTCTTGCCCTTCTTTCCTGTGACCTCATAACGAGGGTCACCTTCTTTGTCGTACCAATGGCTCATTTGTCTGGTCCTCGTAGTTCAGACGGAAAAGTGGAGTATGACGATGAAGCAAGAATCTCTCTCTTTTCCAACACTCGGTTATATTGGGTTAGATCATTAGTGTACTTTGCCCAGCTGACACAATTGAACTCTCTGCAGAGCCGAGGACGATCATCGTAAATGTCACATCCCATCTTCCTCCACCCCATCACCCTTTCCTTAAGATGGGAACAACGAATCCGTATTCCTTTGTCAGTGCTCTGGATGTTATCATGGTTCTCGGCAATGGCGTGAAGCCACTCAAATTGGCTGGAGTTTTTCCAGTTGGGCTTGAGTTCTATCTCGCAGCATATACCACACGACTGGCAAACCTCTTCAGTGATGTCTTCCTCCTGAAGAGGCCACACCCTAATAGGTAGAGGAAAGTCAGAATTGCTCATGGTTTTTTATCGTAATCACCAATCCATTTCTCATCGCTATCTTTGTTTTCGTGTTGCTTTGCCACCAGTTTATCATAGCCTTCGGGGGTAGCCCACGGAGCAGGTGTTCCATTCTTAAACGCTGAGTCATTATAAAGATACGCCCCGATTCCTAGTAATACTGCCGAGCGCTTTAGAGCATCTGAAATTGCCCCCTTCGCTCCTTCAAAGTCCGTGTCTCCAGCCCCATCAGATTTTGTTATCCATTTGTCATTGATGCATACACTGAGTTCACAGATAACCCTACCCGATGTCGTCTCGTGGTATTTAGTCTGCCAGTTTTCCAGACCAAACACATCGTCAAGTCTCTTCATAACATGACGTGCGTCTATATAATGAAACAACCGACCACCACCACCCTTCCTCACCTTAACATCTTTCGGATCGAAAGGCCTCTTGAGCGCAATCGTCATCTTCCGAGTATCGTCTTTCTCGTTAAGAACTTGCATTCTAATTTTCCTCATTTTTTGAGAATCAATTTCTTCCATGTCTTTCTTTTGTTGCGATTCATAATAAAGCCTCTCATTGTTGTTAGGCCCTACTGTCGCCTCAATTCCTTCTTCCGAATGTCCGTTAGCCATAAGTAACCTCTGGGACATCTGCCCCAAGTTCGATTCCAATTTGAGTTGCTCTTTCGATCAACTCGCCCATTTCTCCAATCGTCATTCCAGACGTTTGGCGAATTCTGTGTCTATGCTCCCCTTTAAAGTTTAAATACTCTTCAGTTCCGAAGACCGTTTCAATGAGAATATTCTTGATCTCCTCTTTTGTGTGCCCGGATTTATCAGCGATTGATCCGCACCACGCATGAAACATATCGTTCTGCTCTAGCGACCTATTCTTTTTATAGGGCTTGACTGTCACCTCTAGAGTCTCGTCCTCGACATTCAACTGCATGATCTCTTTGGCACAGGAGTTCCTGATGGAAAAGTCTCTCAATATCCAGCGCCTTCTCATTTGTGAACTCTGATTCCCTTATGCATTTGTTTAAGATGATAGGCGCAGACAAGCTTACCATATTTTTGAGGTTTTCCGCAACCATCTACTGTACATTTTTCTCTAGGGGCGTTAAGCCACTCAGTATAGGTTCTGGCCTTTACGTCTGATAGCCTGACTATTTCTAAAATTTCTTCTTCCATTAATGAATATCCTGTCTTCTGATTAATTCAACAGCTTCAACGGAAGTTGAGAACCCCTCTTCCGTATCCCCTATTTTGTATCCGGCGC